ACCGTCAGATCGCCGTGATCCCAATTCGAGGAAACTGAATACTGGTTCGTCCTGCTCCAGGCCGCGCCGGGGCCCTCCCACGAAATGGTGCCCTGTCCTGATGCTGATCCACCGCCAGTGATGTTCATGCTGCCCGGATCAATCGTTTGGCCGCTGCCGTCGTTGAACTCTTCGCGGATCATCGGTGACAGCGTTGAGGCGGAAAAGCTGGCCCCGCCTCTCGCGTAAGTGTCGTGAAACTTCAGATAGCAAGGTATCGGCGTTTCATCTTCGAACAACACCATTACCATCCACTTCCGTGTCGCTTCTAAACTGGCTGGTCCGTTCCATGTTCCTGACGGGCCATTGATCACTTCGACAGTTGGGGAAAAGTTGTACGTGACCGTATCCCCTACGTGTTCGCCGTCTCGGATAATCGGCGTCCTGTCGATTTCAATGGCACCACCCGAATCTCCGAAACTACCGTACAAATTGCCGCTGTCTGATATTTCTTCAGAATAAATATCGTCAAAGTCGAACAGCACTTCTCCCGCAACTACGAAACTTTTTTCGACGCGGGACAGCGACACTTTGTAGAACATGTAAGCCCGCACCCGGGCGTCCACGGTTTTCTCGGCATTGCCGGTGGCTGGGTTGAACAATGACCAGGCCAGTATTGCGGTGCGGCCTGAGGTACTGACGCTGTGCAGACGCACCGTCACATCACCGGCAGCGCCTAGATTTCCGAACAGTTTCAGCCTTGTGGTGAAGTCGGTATTGCCTACCGGGACTTCAAAAGTATGAGGCACGCTCTCTGCCGGCATTCCAAAATCGCCGAATCGCCGCAGTATGATTTGCACCGTGCTCGACGTGTCGCGGATCGTGAAAACGGTCAAGTTCGCGATCCAGCGCGTACCGTCCTCAGCCTGAAATATCCACCCACTCAGACTTTTGTTGTAAAGGCTTACTCCCGTCAGCAGCGCCTGGCCCGCCCAATACTGGCCACCCGGCGGCGTGGTCGATGCTTCTTCAGGTGTGATGGGCGCAATACCGGAAACCTTGATCAGATGAGTGTCCCCAGGTCCGTAGATAGCGCCACCAGGTGGCTGACTGTAAGAGACCCTTTCACCATTGGGCAGGTTTACAACGGAGTTGCGCACAAGCCCGTGCCAAGGCCAGACCAGCATTCGATTCATGGACAACCCTCAATGTGCTAGACCGTACCCGGCTCAGCACCGCTGCCAGATCCGCCGGACGCCGACACAGCAGAAGCAGTACGGCTCAGCACGAACCACGCGCCCCCTAAACCCAACATGTCATATCGGGTGATGCTGGCTCCGGCAGCCACCAGCACACCATCAGCCACGTTAACGACAGGCGCCGATTCAGCGGACACGTAACAGTTACTGTCACCAGGCGCGAAGTTCAGCATCAAGATTTCGAGTCGAAAGGCCTGGGCCCCCTCGGGCGGTGCCGGGAAGGTGATCGCAAAAGGCTGGGGCAAGCCCGAGACAAGCGACCAGCTCATGCTTTGGTATTCCAGGCTAACCATAAACTCAATGGCCAGACTGATCGGGCTGCGAATAGCCCCACCGGTGCCGATCAATGCCGACAGCTTGTTCAGCGTACCGGCCGTTACTGCACAGTAAACAAAGGCACCGCTCGGCCAATCTTGCGCCGTGGTGCCTTCCTGGGCGCGCACGATCGACACCCCACCGAACAGAACCCGGACAGCAACAACTTCAACGGGCGCGGCGTCAATTGGATTCAAAGAACTGGAAAGCGTCAGGATGTATTCGCCGTCAGGTAACAGCGCCAGGGTCTCGGCAGTTACCGGCAAATTAGTGTCGGACGCCGACAGCCCGGCCGTCAGCTGGGTAAGCCAGTTGTTTATGAAGTTCATATCGGTCCCTATGGGATTGCTTCGGGGGTGATGGGCTTCGCGAGGTTAATCACCGCTTCGCCGCCATTGGCGTCGGTCAGCACCAGCTTTTTGATGGAAGGAATAAAAAACAGGCCGTCGCTGCTCTGCATTGCATCCACCCAGTATTCCCGCTTGGTGTAATCCGCCTCGGTGAGCGGACTTGCGATACCGCCGCCAGTCGCCGGCGCGTTTTTCGGGTTGTAGGTGCCCTTCCCTTTAGTGGCCGGTACCGCGCCACGCGATTCAAGCACTGGCAATGAACTGCTCTGACGCTTGGGGGAGACCAGCCGGTTGATGTCGTCTTTGATCTGCGACCCCGAGCCGGCGGCGCTGTCGCCGCTGATACTTGCTCCGATAGCCTTGCGCTCGGCCAACATGGCCGCTCCGCCAGCTTGTCGACTGGCAGCCGCAGCGGCACCGCTGCCTTGGCGATCACTCTCAAGACTCATCGTTATAGCTCCAGCGGATCGTTGGGAATGGTTAGCCGGTAGGTGACCGGGATATCGACCACCAGTTCGTCGCGCTCTGTCGCGGGGATTTCAGACGCGGTGATCTGCAGGCGGCGCTCAAAGACAGGCAGCGTAGGATCAGCGTTGTCGTAGTTGCCCGAAAAGCCGTCCAGGTCCTCGTCATACACCGGCGAGTCTGGCTTGCCGCCAAGTTGGGTATCGAGGGCAGGCGCAATAATGTCCTCGGCCTGCGGGGCGGTGGAGTAAGCCGGAGGTGTGAGCTGATCCTGATTGGAGCCGCCGCACCGCATGACCTTCACCGTCAACGTCGTGATGGCCGAACCGCTGCCAAGGTCGAACGCATCTACCACCCGACTGCAGCGGGCCTGCGCGAGCACTCCCTGATCGAGCAAACTGAGCGTATGGATCAGATCTACGTCGAGCACCATGCTGGTAGGAACGCTCCAGCTCACCGCCGTCGCCGTATGCGCCAGCACCACAGTTGTCTTGGCCTGATTCAACAGGCACCGCAACGCCGACTGGCGCTGCACTTCATCACGCTCGTCGACGTGACCTGACTCACCATCAACTGCGGCGGGCGCCTCAAGCCCGAATGCGGCGCTTTCCCAAGTGCTGGCCAGTTCGGTCGAGTAGTCGACCGATAGGGAGTCGCGGGCGATGACGGCACCGGCCTGCTGCACGCTGGCCTCGGCTACAACGGTCAACGCGTACTTTTCTGTCACGGACTGGACCCAGCGCCGGCCGCCGGTGAAGGTCACGCCGAGCAGCAGATCCGGATAGTTGTTGATCCATGGGATGCCGTTACCGCAGATGTCAGCGCCGGAGCCTGGCGTCTTGAGGTAGATCGGCGACTTGATGATGCTCATCCCTGCCGATGATGCGGAATCTTTCACCATCGCGATGTCTGGCAGCTCGGAACTGGCCTGGCGCCACAGACAGAATCCCTGCGTACCGCCCAGGCCGCTCGTCTCCGGATGCGTCCAGGTGAACGTCTCATTCAACTGATGTAGCCGGGAGAACCGGTAACTTGCTTCGATCTCGATCGTGTTGGTCAAGCTGGACAGATTGGCGTAGCTGACACTGACGGAATCGTAAATAGTGCTGCCCTGTGCGAACACAAAGTCCACATTGCCGCCGTACCAAGAGGTCAGGCGCAATTCGCCGGTTGCAGAACTGTCGAGGCTCGCCTGAATAGTGCTGAGCCGTTCCGCGAGATAGTCCCAACGCGTGCGCCCTCCCGGCGACTCAAACACGTCCGGCGACCAGAAGGCCGGAACCAGCGCGTCGACCTCTGCCACCGACAGCTTTTCGATTCGTTGCTGGAGTTGATCGCCGCAGTGGCAGAGCAACAACCGCCCGATCGAATCCCATTCGGTGGTAACGATGCGCCCGGTGTAGCGCCGTTTTTCAGTCGTTACGCCCACGGCAGTGGTGATGTAATCGATGCTGACTTCGCGGCCTACCCAATCCATCGGCAGGATCGATCCTTGCAGCATCTGCAAGGTGAAGTTGGCCGCTCCGGCGGCGCCACGCTCACGATCAACATCAACCTGCCCGGTCAATCGCGCAGTGAAATCGACGCCTCCGACAAGTACGCGCAGCGCCCAGCGGAACGCGTATCCCGGTACGATCGGTTGAGGATCTACTACGGTCGCACTGCTGCTCCCGCTGTTAAGCGGCCCTGAGTTGAGCGGTGATCCATTCAACATCAGGCTTCCTCCCAGGCAATGGACCAACCAAATGTGGATTGGGATGCGCTCATGGACTTGGGTGGTTTACTTGCGAACACGTTGTAGACCGGCATCCACTGGATCATGTATTTGCTGGCACCCACCAACAGGTCTGCGGTGGCCACACCGTCGACAATTGCACATCCCACTTGAACCCACTCCGCACCAACCAAAGCAAATGCGGCTGGCTCTGTATCCGGCCGTGGCAGACTGGTTAGCGTGAAGGTGCGGCCATCGCCGACGATGCACTCCTGAGAAGTCAGGCGAAGTTCGAGCGGCTGGCTATAGTCGAGACCGTCTAGCCCGGGCGGCATCCATCCTTGTCCGCTGATAGCACCCGAGGCCTTGCCCCAATGCGTCATCTTGACGCCGGCGCCACCAGAAAGCCGCACAACGGTCTCTCCCAGCAACGGCGTGTCCGACTGATCGGGCGCGCCCGCGTGCAACACAATCGGCACGCCACCCAAGGTGACTAGAGGAACGCTCATCCAATTACTCCAGACACAAAAAACCGCCACGCGGGCGGTTCAGTTGAACAAAGGTTCTAGCGGTTGGTGATATCCACATAGGGAGGGTTATAGCCGAATTCGCCAACCCCCTTATGGACGCCCGAATTTCAACGCCTGATTCCTCAGCATCTTGGCCATGTCCTGCTGCTTGACCTGCACCTGATAGCTATCACCGCCAGCATGCAAACTTACGCTCCCCCAGTTCTCTGAAGCGGGAGGGCTTGCTCGATCCAGCAATGACTGGCTCGGAGCCTCTATGCTCGGAAAAAAGCCCGGGCTAACTTCACCGCCATCAGCGAACGCTGGAAACCGGCGCTCGTTAATCTGTCTGAGCAGATCAGGACCATAGTGCCGAACGGCAGCAGCCCGCATGACGAACTCACCATTCGACAGCCTGGCTAATATGCTGTCGCTTGTGCCTGTGCCTGGACCACGAACCATGTCGCCCGTAGCAAACCCTTGCACGTCGTTGCTCGCCACTGAAACGGCACTATCTCCACCAACTACCGTAACAGGGATAGTCAGCGTTCGGCGCAGCCCGTCCGCCACGGAGGCTATCTTACTTTGCGCATCGGTTATCGACGCGGCATCCACCGACGCCTCGACGGGTACATCTACAGGATCCATATCCTGAACATCAGGATCAACGTCTACAGAAATGTCTTCCTGCTGATCAATCTGGGTTTGGATCTTCGCCGCCGCGTCCGAGGACACTTCCGGCTTTACGGCCACCCCCACCGACTGATCGGAATAGCTACTTTGCCCAGGCACGTATTTAAGTTGCCCATTTTGCCCTGATGCCGGAACCGCTGGAGCAGCGCTCGCGCCTGGCGCGGGAGTGCCGCCTACCTTTTTGACCAAATCCGCCGCCAAGTTCGTGCCTTGCGGCAAGGCATTGGTAGCAATCGCCGGATCCACCTTCTGCCCGAGGGAGGTTTGCAGGTCGCGCAACTGCTTTTTGACCTGCGCCATTCCTTCCTCGGAAAGCGTCGGGGTGATGGTCAGCGTCTTAAGCTTCGCCAGTTCGGCCTTGAAATCGACCGCCTGAGCAGTCGCCGCCTTTAAGCCCTCCTGAGCCTTATCCAGTGATATGCCATCGGCCTGGGTCTCGATGGCTTGCAGCTCTTTGATGAATCCCGAAAAGCCGTAGGTGTTTTCCCCACTTTCGGCCAATTTCTGGATCATCTTGAGCGCAGAGTCAGCTTGCTTTTTCGCCTTCTCCACATCGCCGTTCGCCAGCGCGTTTCGCGCGCTGACCTTCAGCGACTGCGCTGCCCCATAACTGGCGTCAGTCGATCCGCCGCCATCGATGGCCGTCAGGGCATCGGTGTATTTCTTCTTTGTGTCGACCTGCTCTTTCAGCGCCTTCTTGACCGCAGCCGTCGCGGTGCGCTGCGCCGCCACCTGTTTGGCCAGCGCCGCCTTTGTATCGGTAGTCAGCTTGGCTTGGATGGCGGTCAGCTCGTTGCTGTATGCCTGTGCGTCGTCCGTGCGTTGCGTCTCATATGCAGTTTCCGCTTCCAGCGCCTTGCCGTATTCGCGGGCCTTCTTGAATGCGTCCATCGCTTCCTGAGTAACTGGAGCGGTAGGCCCATTCTTGGCACTGTCTGCACGCGCAATCTGCTCGGCCAGCTTGGAATAGTAGGTCTGCGCATTCTGAAGCCGCTGCACATACGCTGCGCGTTCGGCGTCTGACATCCGTGCCACTTCGGCAGTAGTGGACACCAGTGTGTCTTTGTAGGACGAATTGGTACGGATCAGGTCATCTAACGTTTTTGCCTGACCTTTTTGCGACTTCTCAAGCTCTTCCATCTCTGAATAGAGGCTATAAAGCTGCGCTAGTTGGCCGGCGATTATTAGATAGCCACCAGTACGAACCGCGGCACCCAGACCGCTGCTAAGAATTGTATTCAACCTGCCCGCTTTGACCGCAACCCCATCCATAGCTCCACCGGCCAATGCCGCATCAGCAGCTGAGCCTGCGAGTCCGCCGCGAAACAGGGTGAGCACTGCCCCCGCCGACTTGATCGCCAAGGATAAAGTCCCTGCTGCAACACCAAGGGCCACAGTGGAAGCGATGGTATTGCGCAGCGGTTCGGGCAGCCCGTTGAAGGCGTTGAGCAAGTCGCTCAGCAGGTTAACAATAGGCAATCCGGCGGCGACCGCTTTGCCAAACGTTTTCTGCAGATCTTCCATGGCCGCATTGAATTTTTGCATCTGCGCTTCAGGAGTGTCCTTCATCTTGTCGTAGGCCGCCTCTGTGGCGCCGGCCGCGTGATTCAGACGATCTACCTGATCGGCAAACTGCGAGTAGTTCTTCGACAGAGCAAGGATCGCGGTGCGACCCTCGGTATCTGGAATGATTTGCCGCATCGCTTCAAAGCCGATTTTCTTTTGCGAAATCTGCTCAATCGTGGCGGTGAGGCCTTTCCACTCAATGCCAAGCGCCTTCATGGCCTTGGCCGCTTCTGGTGCTGGTGCCGCCAGTTGGTTGATAGCACTGGTCAGCCCGGTGAACGCCGCAGGGGCTTGGATACCCTGGACGGTCATCCGAGCAATGGAAGATGCCACTTCGGCAAAGCTGACATTGGCAGCCGCCGCTGTCGGTAGCACCTGGCCAAGCCCGGCAGAGAACTGATCAAACGAAACAACACCGTCTTTGATCGCCAGAAAAAGCTGGTCGTAACGGGTATCAAGGTTGCCCATGCTTTCGCCATAGGCATTGATGATGGACACGCCCACGCCAGCAGCCGTTTTGGTGTCAGCCATGCCAGCCACGGCGGCCTTAGTCGACGACGCCAGCACCTTCATCACGTCAGCGGTTTCAACGCCGCTACCCAGCAAGTCATAAACCGCCGCCGCACTGTCCGTCGCGGATTTTCCTGTTTCTCGACTGATAGAACGAATGCCTTCCGACAGCCCCTTCAACTGTTCGTCAGTCAGGTCTGTGATGGTTCCGATTGCTGCAATTTGCTGCTGAAAGTTGGCGAAGCTGGTGAATGAGCTGCCTGCTGCCAGAGCAAAGCCGGCGAACGCTGCAGCGCCCGCGATAATTTCGGTGCGGACATCGTTCAGCCCGCCCTTCCAAGCCACGGTCGCGCCGGTCAATTCGCGTGTCTGATTCGCCGACTCGGCCAAGGCCTGACGCAGCGTGTTTTGACCAATGGCTATTTCGGTGCCCGTCAGCTTGCCAGTCGCGCGCAGCAGCGCGAACTGCTCTTGCAGCTTGGAAACCTGCGCGCTGCTGTCGGAGTACTTGGCAATCCCCAGATCCACTTTTGCGGTCTGGACGGTTTTATCAGTCTGGCCAGCATTCAGGCGCTTGGCCAGCTCACCCTGAAGGCGCTTCTGCTCCGAGGCAAGATTGCGTGTATC